CGTGCCGGTGATTGTAAAAGGTACGACAACGACATTTGGATCATACTCAGCTATAATTGAGAAGTTGCTGTTGAAATTCGGAAATTCCGTAGTTGAGCGCACAAGCATGAACGCTACCGAAGGGATTTTAGCTTTTATTATCGGTAATCGCAGACCATCGGGCATTATGACTTGCGAAGCGATTTTGAGAGCAACAAGCAATGCTGATTTTTGGAGCTATTTTCATTCAGGGACATCTAAAGCGTTATCAATGGTGCTTGGAGCGACGGCAGGAAATATCGTAACCATAACCGCGCCTGCCTGTATATTATCCGCGCCTAAATATGGGGATAGGGATGGCTTGAGGACGTTCGACATTGAATTCCAAATGGCAAGATCGGCAGCTGCAGGTAATGATGANATGACAATAACGTTAACCTAACGGAGAAAAGGGGGAAGGCTATGGGTATCAAAGGNATCAGCTTAGGCGAAACAAGAGATTTTATCAGTCAATATGACAAGGACGAGCCGAAGACGACATGGAAACTCGGCGCATTGGACTCNGAGATATTTGATTTGCTTGGNGAAGATAAAAATCCTCTNCGGCTTATGTCAGATGCCGTTCGTTTCGGGCTTAAAGGNTTTGAAAACTTCAAAGATGGGAATGGGAATATAATTAAGTTTGATACCATTTCCCGNGCAGTCGGCCCTTATAATTATAAAGTTGTATCAGATAGCATTATGAAAATTATCCCTCCGCAGGTTAAGACAGAATTAGGCACAGAGATATTAAAGATGTCTAAACTAAATGAGGAAGAAGTAAAAAACTCATAGCAGCCGTCTGGATTCCTTTTTGGGATTTGCGCTGTGAGAAATGCTCAGACGGACAAAAGGTTTTTAATGGCTGTGAGGAAGACAGCCCTATACCAGAGCGATGGAAAACGGGGGAATGGACATGGCCAAGATGCCCAGCGAAATTGATAACTCCAAAAACAAACTCTTTTCTGATTGCCTACAACTTTTTGCAGAAAGGCATATTGCCTTATCAGATAGGCTATATAAGAAACTCAAACAGATATGTAATGGCTATGCAAATAATAGACAGGGAAGTTAGAAAAGTAGAAGCCGAGAATTTAAAACAAATGAGAAAATAAATATGAAAACACGAAAAAATGCCGGTGATAATTTATGGTATTATCTTATTTGCATTTTATCGTTTGGCATAGCTTTTGGCATTAGAGTTATCATAACCAATGCCATAAAACAGGCATTACAAGAGGACTAAATGGCTTCTGAAAACGAATTACAAATAGTTTTGAGTTTGATAGATAACGCTTCCGCGGAGTTGAAAAAGGTAACTGGTGAAGTTAAGAAAGAAACAAAGGCGGTTACGAAAGAAACCGAGAAGGCGACAGGATCCATAAAAGAACAATTCAAAGAAGCGAGTTCCGGATTGAGAGAAATCAGGCAGGCTTCTTTTATTGCTGTAGCTGCACTTGGGGCTATTATTACATCCGTAAGGGAAGCGGCTAAGTATAATTTAGAGGCCAAGGAATCTTTTGATGAATTTACAATAGCGGGAAAACAATTAGTTGTAACATTAGGCAGCTCATTAACCCAAGCATTGGGAGGAATTACCAGCGCGATAAAATCACTTAATACAGTAATAAGCCTTACTATTGCCGGTTTTATAAAGGCATTTTCTTTCACCGCGGAATTTTTCACCAATTTAGCAAATGGCCCAGTAGAAGCATATAAACAAGCAATGGAAGTAGCCAATCTGGCTACGGAAGATTTCCTCATTAAAACAGAAGAAATGAAGGAAGTCGTGACGAGAGTTGATTTAATGAAGATTAAGACTCAAGAGATGAGTGATGCGATGAATCAACTTAACCTGTCTTATCTCACCGGCGCGATATCTGCTCAACAATATTATGACATTTTGTCCTCTAATAATATGGCTAATTTCCAAAACATGCAGACACAGATGGCATTAACTCAACAATTAGCAATGCAAGAAAATCTTATGCGTAGCCAATCATTGACGAATTATCAAGCAGATGTCCAGGCGAGAATGGGATTATTAAAAACATTACAAAGTTTTCACCATACCGCGTATTCGGCAATGATGGATTTTACTAATCTTGTAATACAAAAAATATCTACAGGAATGACAACAGCCTTAACGGGGATTATCATGGGGACTAAGCGGGCCAGCGATGCATGGAAGGAGTTCGGCCAAGCGATGATAACGGCTATAGTTGAGTTTGTTATCCAGTACGGGATACAAATGCTCATCGCCGCTGCCTTGAGCAAAATTATCATGGCTTCTACCATAGCGCAAGCAGGAGCGATTGCCGCGGCGTGGCTACCTGCCGCCATATTTGCCTCAATAGCAACTATGGGCGGAGCAGACGTAGCCGGAGCCGCGGGATTTACGGCAGCTTCAGCGGCAGGCATATCCACAGGAGTCGCAACGGCTGCTGTAGCAAATGCGGCTTTTGCGGGGTTTGGCGGTGGGGCAACAAGAGGCGGTGGGGCAGGGGGTGGTTTTGCTAATGGCGGTTTTGTAGGGTTAAATGGGCCAGAAAGAGTATTGGTCGGTGAACGCGGACCTGAATTTATCGTGCCCAATCAACAACTCAGGAATATGGGCAGGCAGACATCTATCCATATAGAAATCAACAATCCCACTGTTCGTTCCGACGAGGATATAGATAAACTTACCGAAGAAATATCTCTGCGCCTGGCGAGAGAGGCGGAAAGAATATGAGCGCGACAATATCGTTAACTTTCGGTTCTTTAGCTTTAGATTCTACCAATAATATTACTATAAGCCGGATATCCGAGAAATCATCCAAGCCGGTGCAGGCATATAATATACCGGTTACTAATGGCGCAATAGCCGAGACTGCGAAGTTGGGGGCCAAAACAATAACAATAGAAGGCGATATAGCAGGCACTTCTTATGATAATTTACGCGTTAACTTAGACACACTGCATTCCGGCCTGATGAATGGGTTACAAAAACTCACAAAAGATAACGAGCGCTATATTTATTGCCAACTGAAAGACTTCGCTTATGCTTACGATCACATGAGCAGGCGGGCAACGTGGAGCGCTCAATTTATCGCGCATTATCCATTCTGGCTCTCGGAAAACCCTGGTTCAAGCGTTACATCACCCTCAAGTGGCGTGGGATATCAGGTTACAAATAACGGCAACGCTCCGACGAGAGTCAAGGTGAGTATAACTCCCACAGCACAAATGGCGGACGCTTGCCAATTTGAGAATACTACGAAAGGCCAGACATTCCAATATCGCGGGACAGTCGCGGCAACTAATACTTTAGAAATTGATAATCGTTACGATACGGATGATTTCGAAGTTTTAAATAATGCAGCGGATGACCACGATAATTTTGAAGGTGATTTTATTGATTTAGACGCTGGAGCGAATACCGTAGAATTTACGGGGACAGCAAGCACATCAGTTTCATTGCTTTGGCGGGACGCGTGGTATTAAACTATGGCTACTGTATCGGATTATAGTATTCAGTTAAGGGATAAAAATGGAACACTCAAACAATACCTTACTCCATTTATCAGTAAAGTATCATGGGAATGGAATAGGATAGGCGGATGTGGACGGTGTTCACTTACAATAAATAAAGCGTATAGGGATATAATTTTTGACGCGCAGGATGATATTCAAATAAGGGTCAAATCAGGGGCAACATCTAAGTTAGTCTATCGTGGATTTATCGCTAATATAATTCCTAAACTTAAGATTGACCAAGAAATAGTTTTAGATGTTCGTGGGTATTTTGATTTACTAAAAAAAGTAATTGTGCATACATCAGGAGATACCCGTTCTTATACAAGTAAGACGGTAGCCTTTATGGCTGATGATATCGCGGATACTTTTATTGTACCCAAGACACCTATTACAATCGCGGGTGCTTTGACTGCGGGTGATTTTACCGCGGACAGCCTTGAGTTTTTTGGTACAGTTGACGACGCTCTTCGGACATTAGCCGATTTGCAGGGTGATGTTGAGTATGGGGTCGACGAAGATTTAGTATTTTACTGGAATACGGAAAGCACAACAATAAGCCGCAGGTTTTTCGTGGGTAATAATGTTTCTGTTTTAGAACGCAGGGTGAGTTTTGATAATCTGGTAAATAAACTCTATCTTGTCGGGGGGGATGTCGCGGGGGCAAAATATAAAACAACAGCTGAATCTACGGAAAGCCAATCATTATACTATTTGGCCGAGGAAATAGTTAACAATTCCTCAATTATAACTGATAATGTCGCGACTCAATAT